CGTAGTTGGCCCGCGATTCCATTTCCCGGTCGGTTTTGACGGGCTGTTCGGCAACGGTCTCGATCTGCTTGTAGATCTCCTCCTTCAGAGAGCCACGCACTTGGGCCTGCATCTCGGCGGTCTTGCGCATCGATTCCTGATCTTCGACCGCGCGTTGTCCGGTATGCGAATAGACCGTGGACAATTGCTCGTCGGAATAGATGCACTGCATCTTCAGAATGTTCTCGCCCTCGGTCAGTTGCTGCACGATCGGCTTTGAATGCTGGCCGATCAGCAGCAGATTGCCCTTTTCATCCGAGCCGAGCGCCACGCCGCGCACGCGCGCAATCCGGTCGATGAAGTCGAACACCAGTTCGCCGGGCTGCGATTGCAGGCGCGGGAACGGCGTTGAGTCCAGCGTGCCGATCGGCAGCGCCTTGGTGCTGAACGGCTGCAGCGCCTTATCGGCGGCCTGCTGCAGCGTCATGTTGTCGAAGTTGCTGTCCTTGATCAGGATGCTGGACGTCGCTGCCGCCCACGTCTCGCCGACGCCAGACAGTTGCACGCCGTGATTGGTGGCGTCGTAGGCGGTCTGGCGCTGCAGGATCAGGCCGGTGACGCCGAGACGGCCACCCAGAATGATGGTGCATCGGTCGCCGGGCTTGAATTGCAGCTTTTTCCAATCGGTCGGCAGCTTGTCGCGTTCGGACGCCGTGAAATTAAACAGCGGCCAACCTTCGCGCCATCGATGTACGACGCGGACCGTTTCCCAGTCCTCGAACTTCTTGTCCTTGACAATGAGTGTCGCGACTTCTGATGGATTAGGCATGAATCAGAATGCCAGCGCTCGCCCTTGGCGCGGCGCAAAGGCCGGATGCACCACCTTGTTTTCCTGCCGCAACTCGTCGGCGCGACCGGCATCGAAATAAAGCCGTTGCGACTGCACCAACGTTGGGCGCGCGGCAGCGAACTGAAAATCGAGCATCTGCGGCAATGGCCGCGCGGTCTCGTAGAGATGGAACGTCACCGCTGCATGCAGCGTCACCAACGTCCGGTAGATCACCAGCACCATGTCGTCGGCGGCGGCCTCCTCGGCTTGATCGAAAGCGGGATGCAAATCCCGGCGCACCCGATCGACATCGTCGCGGCTGGTGAACTTGATGGTGATCAGCACCAGCGATAGTTGCTGCAAACTGAAACAGACGCAGCCCTGCTTGATCAGCCGCGCCACCAGCGAGACCGACGCAGCGGTGAGTATGGCTTCCCGGATGCGATTGAACTCGTCCATGGTTGCGCCGGTCAGCCGCGCTTCCTCGAAACAGTTGAACAGCTTGTCGCCGATCACGTTCTCGACGATGTAGACCTCCACGTTGGCCTTTAGGTCGCCGCAGGCCCGGCGCAAGTCGGAGGCAGAGCGGCCTTTCTGCTCGTTCGATGTTGCCAGTAGCATGTCGGCGGCAAGGACGGCGATGTCGGCGGCTTCCCGAACGTCATGGGTCGGGATCATGGCACCACCCCGCTCGTTGCTGCCTTGATGCCGCTGCTAACCGTATTCTTGGCGGCGTCGCCGACCGACGCAGCGGCATAGTCGACGCCAGCCGTGCTTTGGCGTGCGCCTTCTTCCGGAGCCTGACCGAATTCGGTGAAGGTCATGTCGAACACGCAATAACCGCCGAGCCGATTCTCCTCGGTGACCCGGTAGCGCGAGCATGCCACGTTCAATTCGCCGAGCAGCGGCAGTTGCAGCTTGGCCGGACCCTCCTCCTCCAGCGCCTTGATCAGTGCGTCGCGTGCCGGGATGTAGTTCTTTTTCTGCAGCTCGCTACTGATCTGGGTGTTGGTAGAGGAGGCATCCTTAGGATAGACGACGATGTAGCCGCGCACGGAAAACTCGCGGGCCTTGCGCCCCATGTCCTCGGCATAAGGCACGTCGCGTTTCGGGAATTCATGGCTGACGATACGACGGCCGGATTCTCGCGAACCCGCATCGACGTGAAACCGCGCATTGCGAAACGCCGCTGGCATCCAACGCTCGCGCCATGCACGGCCGGACTTCAGATCGAGGATCTGGGTCATTGACTATCGCCCTTGAACCGATCGCTAAAACTCGTCGCGGGCGGACCGCTCTGCGTGTACGGCATCTGGGTCGAGCGCTGCAGCTCGGTATCTCTGAACAAGCCGGTCCCGCCTGCTTCGACCTTGGTGCCGGGCGGTGCGTTGACATCGACCTTGAGCTTGCCGGTCGCGTTGACCTCGGTCGCCTTGTCGATCGCGCCCCAATCGTCAGTGTATTGGCCGCCCGTGACTTCGATCCGTTTCCTCGGCGCTTCGCCAGTAGGGCCGGCACCAAAGCGTTGCGAGCTATAGCGCTCCGACATCGGGCCGAGCGCGGCAGGTTTGTTATTATCCTGAGCAGCCTTGGTGGCATTGGCTGCAGCGGCTTCCTGAGCGGACCGATTGACTTGCGCCTGCTGTTGCTCACGCCATTTCCGTGAATATTCGACCCCCTTATGGCCACCCCAGTCGTTGAACCGCTCGCGGTTGATGTTCACGCCGACGCCGCCGGAATGGTAGTTCGGATCGCCCGCGCTGCCCTGATCGGTGTGGCCCTTGATGACATTGCTTCCGGCGGCGGCTTGGTCGATTTGCTTGTAGCGTTCCGCCAGCGTCTTGGCCGACATACTGGCCATCGTGGGCTCGACCTGCCCTCTCCGTGCCGGACCGTAGAAACTTCTCGGACCGCCCGAAAGAATGCTCCGCAACGACCGTCCGGTCATCGCGGCACGATTCATCGCGCTCTCGGCGACCGCTGGGCCAGCGCCGGGATTTTCCAACTGGATGATCGCGGCAAACCGTCGCTTCAATTCCGGATCATCGTCCATCTCTTTCTTGAGGCGGGCGCGCTGCGACGCGAGGAAGTCGTTGCCGACTTTGCTGGGGTCGCCGCTATCTGCAGCACCACCACTGGCGTCACCAGCACCGCCACCGGCTGAGCCGGGGCCAACACCACGCCGGAACGTCGGCGCGCCGCCAGCGCCGCCAGCGCCGCCACCTTCCGGCAAGAGACTGAAGCCGCCGCCAGACCTGAAGCCGCCGCCCCCTGCTGCACCCGCACTGCCGCCGAAGCCTGCGGTCTGGAAACCACCTTTGCTGCCGACCGCCGCAAACGCCGCGAACTCGACAAGCGCGTCGAACACGCCGCCCTTGATGATCGACTGCAATTTATCATCGACATTGCTGCTGCCGCCGAAGCTGGCTTTCCGCAGCAGCGGGTTGTTGTCGTTGGCCCCGCCTGAATAGCCCATCGGATTGCCAAGACTGGGCTGTTCGCCGGGGTTTTGCATTCCCGGCGTCGCCTCCGATTCGCCGCGTCCCAGCCGAGCGAGCCCTTGCACCAAACCAATGAGCGGTCCAAGGCCGGGTATCAGTCTCAAGACGCCCAGCAGGCTGGTGCCCAGATTGCCCAACCCCTTGTCCAGAACATCGACCGACGCGATGATTTTGTCGAACAGCCCGTTGACCAGTCTTAGCGCGCCCGCAACGACATCAAGTCCCGCACCCATCACGGCAAAATTGATGCCCGAGATTTTTTTGTCGATCTCGCGCCAGATTTCCATGACCTTATTGGATTTCGCTTCGATCATCGCCCAGCGCTGATCGGGCGGCCCCATTTCGGGACGGTCGAGGATTTTCGGATTAAGGCCGAGACTTTGAAGCAACTCGTTGACTTCGCCACGGGCAGCGGTCTTGGTGCGGCCCTGTCTGATCAATTCCCTTTCGATCAGCAACGCCTCCCGGCGACCCATATTGCTGCGTTTCCAGAACTCCTCTTCCCGCGTGAAGGCCGTCAACCATTGCGGATCGAGGCCCTTGCCGACCAGCTCAGCGCGCAACTGGGAACCGTTGCGCTGCAGATCGGTGATCGCCTTCTGCATCCCGGCCGCGCTTTGCACGACTTCATCGATCGAGCCGCCAAACCGCTTGGCTTCCTCGCCCGCACTCCGCAGCTCGGTGAATGTTATTCCCAATCCCTTGGCAGTCCGGCTGAGCTGGTCGGTCTCGCGCGCGAACTTGAAGACGTAGACGCCTGCAATGGCAGCGGCGGCACCAGCCGCCGTAAAGCCAACCGCGAGCCCTCCAAGCGCCAGCGTTGCCAAGCGTATGTTCGGGCCAGCCAGTGTGCCCGCCACCGTCGCCGCTTGGTGCAGACCCCCTACCGCTCCAGCCAAGCCGGTTGCGAGCTGCGTGAGACCGCCAGACCCCATCGAGATCGCTCTACCCATGTCGCCGAGCCCGCGACCCAGCGTCTGGGCATGCACGGTCAACTGCCGCATCTCGGTCCCTGCGGCGCGAAGCGCGGGCGCGGCGCGGGTCGCGGCTTGCTGGACGTTGCCGAGCGCGGCGGACGACTGATTGAAGCTGGTCACCATCTGACCAGCCGACTGGGTCAGTTGGCCGATCTCGGCGCGAATCCGCTGCAGCCCCGCCGATGCATTATCGACGAGGTTAACTGTCAGTCTGAGTTCTTCAAATTCAGCCATTATCGTCGGAATCTCGTTCCCGGTTCAGGATCACCGCAAGCTCGTTAGTCCAGTCCAAGTGGGACCGGATCTCCGACATCGGCATATCGAGGAAGACCGTGGGCGAGACGTGGTAAAACCGGGCCAGCCGGTAGCAGTGGATGACGTCTACCACGCCGCCGGATCGGGGATAAAAAAACCGCGCAACCTGTAAGCACAGGAATTCCAGTCGCGCGGGTCCATGCCTTCGATGAAGGGCTGCAGCACGCCGGACAGCACCGCGATCATCGTCATCATCTTGCGCTCCAGAATGATCACGTCGCCTTCCTGATTGATGTGGCAGGGATTGCCATAGCGGGTGATGTCGCCGCCGGTCGGCTCCCGGAATGTCAACTCATGCACCATTTCGCCCCGGTTGTTGCGCACCGGCTTGTGCAATAGCCGAACCGTGATCGGCCACGTTTCCGCAACCGGCGCGTCGTCTGCGGGATCGGCTTCGAAGCTGTCCGCCTCGATCGTCGGCGGCACCGGTTCGACCGGGTCCGTATCCTTGACGAAGCCTTCCCTTTTATCTGGCTTATTCATTCATCACCTCATGTTAGAGCGGGCGGCGGACCGGCGAGCCCGGCGCGTTGAGTTTCTGTTCCTCGCACCACAGACCTTCCCAGCGCACGCGCACCTGACCGTCGCGGGCATTGGCTTCCAGCGCGGCCTTGCAGGTCGCGCCGATCAGGCTGTACTGCCAGCCGTTGGCGAGCTGGGCGACGACCGTGACATCGGTCTGCCCGTCGAGATCTTCCAAGCGCATGTCAGGCAACGTCGAGACGTCCCCCTCGATGTAGGGGACGCGCGGCAGCTCCTGAAAACCATGCACACCATCCTGACCAGCGATCATGGTGCGCTCGACCGGCGAAGGGCTGACGGTGAAATTGCCGCGCAAGGCAATCTGGTCACCGTCAACCATGAGAAACGCGATGCCAGCAAACTTTTGGGCCATTGTTCACTCCTGTTGTGTTGGGGAAAAGCGATTAGCCCACGCCACCGGCAGCGACGCGCGTGCCCGTCGTGATCTCGCGATCGACGCCTCGGTCGTACTGCAGCCGGAATTGCGCCAGCACGGCGAAGACGCGGAGCTGGTTGATCAGATCCGGCGGATACAGGACGTTGAGGCGGTTCGGATTGTCAGGGTCGCGCTCGACCAGCAGGTTGTCCTTGAAGGCGCGAATGTCCTCGACAAGGCCGACATACATATCCTGCCGATACTGCGCGACCAGTTCGGCGGCGATGATGCCGGGCGTGACGATGGCCTGACCGGGACCAAACCTTGTGCCGTCATTGGCGAGCTTGTGCCTCGGATATTTGGTGGTGATGGCCTGCCGCTGGTTGCGGATCAGCCGCGCCAGTGTCGCCAGCGTGGTGACCAGCTCGTAAGCGTCATCTCCCTGCGAATACAGATTGAGCTGGTAGCACGTCGTCTCCCGCAGGATCATCGCCAGCGCGTTGGGGCCGACCTCCTGCGTGGCGATGCCGGCGGTGGCGAGCGTGTTCAACTCGGACCGGCTGTAACGATCCTGCAGCGGCGGGGCGAGAATGCCGGTGAACTCCAGCGTCTGCAGCGGACGCGCCGGGTCGTTGGTCAGGGCTCGCGCAGCCTTGGCGCAATAGGCGGCGGTCCATTCATAGACCGGCGACGGCGCGGTGGTCTCGATGCCCATGATCGAGGTAGTGCCGGCGTTGCGGGTCTCGCCAAACGCGATGGTGGCGGCATACGTGCCTCGGTAGGCCGAGAAAATATGGCCGTACAATTGCCGCATCCAGCCCCATCGCCCGACGTCGGTGAAGCCGTATTCGACTTCCCACGCCAGCAGCGTCGTCGTATCCGTGAACGGCAACGCCACGTATTCGAAGGCGCGTTCGCCGAGATTCGAGATCGCGGTGGTGAACACCGGCACGCCCGCGCCACCCGACAACATGCCCAACGAAGAGTAGGCAATGGCGATGCCCTTCGGCAATTCCTCGCTGCCGATCCGGCCGTAGTAGCTGTCGCGCACGTCGATGTCATTGCCTGCGGTGCCCTTCCACGTACAGGTCAGCGTCACCGCTGTCGCCGAAGCGGTCGCCGTCACCGGCAGATTGAAATCGGCGTTGATCGCAGCGGCCATCGCGGTGCAGACCTGAGCGATCGTATCCGCCGCGCCGATGGTGACCGGGCAATGGGTGCCCGCGATGTAGAGGTGGATGGTGCCCGCCTCGTGGGTGCCGCCAACGA